CAAAGATGCGCCAATTACCATGTCGCCCAAGGCAACTCCGGGAACTGTTACATCGTCTGTTTCACCTACGCCATCTGCCAAAGAACCGGGGTTCAATGTGCATTTGACAGCCCAAGTATCAGAGAAAAGACCACGAAACTGGTCATTTCCTCTGCGTGTAACGACTGATGAAGCACTTGCCATTTTGATTTCTCCTAATTAAGTTTAAAAAGTCCCCCCACCGCTAGGGTGAGGGGCGCAACTGCAATTAGGCTGGAACTGCCAAAGCAAAGAAGCTAGAAGACTTAGCCGCACCAGTTGTAGCGGCACTACGCAAGGCGGCAACGCCATACAGAGTGTCGGAAGTGAACAGGGTGGCAAGGTATTCTTGCTTGTACTGAACTTGTGAGCGAACACCAACTTGTTCCACCAAAACCATAGAGTCTTTGTGACCCATCAGGCAGATACGAGCGATAGCTGTACCAGAGGTAGGATAAGCGGCTGTTGCAGAAGCAGAGTCAGCATTGCTTGAAGTGTAGACAGGGATGCCATACAAGTTACCGATTTCACCATTGCGGATAGCGTCACCATTACCAACAAATGCTTGTTCGGTGTAGCGAGCCAGACCCATCAAAGTGTTGCGGCTTGAAGGAGGAATCAGGAAGAAACGACCATCCATAGGAGTGTCGTTGTCATCCAAACGCTGAATGGTGCGGCGAATTGCGGCATCAGTCAGAGCAGTTGCATTACCAGTGTTGGTGTTTGCAGTGTAGTCAAACAAGGTTGTTCCGTCACCACCAATGTAGGCGGCATCGTAACGAGCACCAGCAGAACCACCATTAGCCAAACGACCCAACTGCACCAAGTCTGTATCGACTTGACGAGCCAAGGCGTAGCCAGCATCAGAAGTGTAGAACTGACGCATGGAGTTCAGAGCTTGTGCTTCCACGATGTCTTCGATCAAGCGGCTATATTCATAGTGCTTGTTGATAGACACAGAAACTTCAGACTCGGTAGCGGCAATCAAAGTGACTGCTGTTTCAGCGGCTTTGGCAGAAGCAGAACCACGAGTAGGTGCAGGAATGTGAACAGTGTCACCTTTCTTGCCCTTGAAGTTCATCTTCATAACCAAGTTTGCGAGAACGAGGTTCTTCTTATAAGCCGCAACGATTTCGTCTGACCAAATTTCAGGGATGAAATTAGCCGCTGTGGTTGTGGTTACTGAACCACTGGGGGAAAATGATGTTGCCATTTGTGTACTCCAATAAAATCAAAAGTTAGGGTTACTTAACTCTACCTTCCTGATATGCCGACATGATTTCATCACTTAAGGCATCGTATCTGGCAGGGTCTTGCATCTTCAGCCGAATAAGGTCTGCCCTTCGGTAAACTCGTTTTCCAGACTCTCCAGTACCACCAACATCAACAGTTGCCGCCTTAAGGTTTGACTTGCGTTGGGTTTCCCCTGCATCGCTAGTCTGTTTTGCCTTAACGCCTTTCAACTGCTTATAGGTAGTCAGCAATTCATTAGCACTGTCATAGTCATATTCACCATCAGCCTTTGCGTACAAGCCAATACGAACAGGTGAAGATTTCACCCAATTCGCAAAGTCTTGGTCTTGAACAATCTGAGTGAAATCAGGGTGTTCTTGCGCCAGCTTTTGCTGAATCTGCATCTTTTTGAACTCTTGACTAGCTTGTCTAGCCGCAAGTACATCAGGATGGTTATCAACAGTCTTACGAACAGCCGCCTGTGGATTCTCGAAAAAATCTACTTCAGGTTCTTCCTCTTTAATAGGTTGAGGCTTACCAGCAAGGTTTTGCTTAATGAGTTCATCTGCGAGTTTTCTAACCTCACCAACTTCTTGAGCTTGCTTACCAATCAGCTTTTCTGCCTCTTGGTGCATCTTAATAATGTCAGATAAGTGTTTTCCCTTATATTTCTCAGGGACATCATCTGACGCTTGCTCAATGATTGAGTCAAGTTTCTGACTCTCAACAATGTCTAACTCACTCTGCGACTCGTCTGGGTTATCAATCAACATATTTTTCCTTTTTCCTGCCACTTTTGGGTTCTAGGATACACAACGGCATAAATGCTTATGTTGTGGTTTTGCGCTCATGCACCAACTTATCACGATGTTTCTTGTCAAATTTCATCCATGACGATGGAAAATGACCAGACCAACCTTCCAAGTTGACGCTTGGTGCGCTGATTGTGCGATTGGCTGAACCACCGCACTCACATTGAGTTACTTGCGCCTCATAATCGCAGTATCTCTCAATTCTGTGTCCACTTTCGCAGACAAATTCATACATTCTTTTCATTCAATTCCTCGTAGGCTCGTTCGCTGACCTCTTTTAAGGTTTTCAGCCAAGTCAAGATGGAAAGTTCACCTTTTCTGAACATCAAGGTCTTTTCATCAGGAATTACACTTATATTATTGAGTGACTCTATCATATTGTCAATATCAATCATTAAATCCTTCCAACCCTCCATCCCCATCATCTCAAACCTACTTTCGTAGTACTTTTGTAGTTCTGGGGTCATGGGGTTTGTTCAATCCAGTTTGTTGTTGTTTCATCCCATTGATATATCTTGCCATCAGTAGGCATAGCAACAGGAGAAATCCATTGACAAGTTTCTTCAACCAATGTCCAGCTTGGATATGGCTTGGGTGGGATAAACGCATCACGCTGGCTGTCGTATGTGTAACCAATTCCAGCATAGTTCTTGCGAATATTGCCGTTGTAACTGGTTTGAACCCAAGTTTCATGACCTGTAAGAGTTTTCAAAAACTCAATACCAATAAATTCATGCTCAACACCAGTGGAATCCATTGTTTCACGATTGGCAACAACTAAAACATCTGTGACTATGTTGTTTAAACCAATTTTTGCAAAGTGTGCCATTTTTATCCTCAAGCAGTATATGAACCACTACCAGTAAAAGTCAAAATTGTGTTTGAGCCTGATGTGGTAACTGTTGGAGAGCCTGTGGTTGTTCCAGTGTAATTTGCAGTTGGGATAGAAATAATGACAACGCCGGAACCGCCAGCACCACCATTACTAGTAGAAACACCGCCAGCACTACCACCGCCGCCACCTGTATTTGCTGTTCCTGCCGCCCCACCACTTTCATTTGCCGCCCCACCGCCACCTGTGCCGCCACTTCCCTCACTACCTGTTCCACCGCCACCACCACCGCCAGCGTAGGTTACTGAAGAACCAGTGATGGATGATGCCAGACCATTACCACCATTACCTCCTGCGCCACTTGTAGCATTTGCACCTACCGCACCAGCACCGCCACCTCCACCGCCGTTTGCGTAAGTAGCGCTATCGGTAATACCGTTTCCACCCGCAGAACCTTGACCAGCAGTTCCAGATGCCCCTGTGCTTCCTGTCGCAGAACCCCTACCACCACCGCCAGAACCACCAGAAGTTGGCGCACTAGTACTGCCACCACCACCGCCGCCTACTGAAGCTGTTCCAAATGCACTAAATGAAGAATTTGAACCCTGAGCGCCATTTGCAGAACCGCCATACACACCGCCTGCACCACCAGCACCTACAGTAACAGTGTAGGTTGTACCGAAGGTAAGTGTTAGAGAGCCAGTTTGCATACCGCCAGCACCGCCACCGCCCGGATAAGCATAAGCACCACCTCCACCACCACCAGCAACAATTAAATAACTTGCACTGTACTCATAAACAGTAGCACCTAAAAAAGCCCATCCTGTTGATGTATACACCTCATACTTTGATTCGGTTGTGTTGTATCGAATCATCCCAACATTTGGACTGCCGGGTCTTTGTGCAGTTGTGCCAGATGGAAGATCAAAATATCCAGTTGATGTATTGTTTTGATCTGAAACTGCGGTAGGGGTTGCAGATGCTGTTGGCGTAGCCCATGTTCCATCACCACGCCAAAATGTGCTTGAAGTTGCACTTGTTCCACTATTTAAATTACCAACTGGTAAATTACCAGATACATGAGTTGTTAAACCAATTTTCCCCCAAGATGGAGCAACACCAACACCACCAGAAATAAGAGCATTTCCAGTTGCCACATCTGCCAATTTACTCAATGCAGTAGTTGTAGATGCATAAAGCAAATCACCAACAGCATAAGAAGATAAACCAGTGCCACCTGAAGTAGCAACTAATGTTGCAGACAAACCAGCCGCTGTACCAGTAGTATTCTGATTCAAAGTAGGCACATCAGCCGCTTGAATCGTACTCATAACTACATTAGTGCCATTACCACGCAGATATGAACCACTGGTAACTGCACCAGCAAATGCATTCATTGCTAATTGTGCTGTAGTTTGTCCAGAACCACCATTTGCAATTGCAACAGTACCAGTGACATTCGATGCCGTACCAGTAGTATTCTGGTTCAGGGTTGGAATATCAGTGGCAACAATTGCTCTGAATGTGGGTACACCAGCAGACCCATTAGGTGCGGCTAAGACATAGTTTGCAGTCTTAGACGCATAAGGATTAAGTGTGTCACCATAACTTGCCGCTAAACTGATTGTGGGTGTTGAGCCACCAGTTGTAGCTACAGGGGCTACCACTCCAACTGAAGTCACACCAGTATTGGAAATTGTGAAATTAGGATATGTTCCGCTTGTACTGATTCCTGTTCCAGAAGTCAACGCAACTGTTTGGTCAGGAGCAGAGTTAGTGATTGTTACAGCACCAGTAGCTCCTGAGACAGAAATACCTGTTCCAGCCACAGCAGAAGTCACACCTGTGTTGTTAATCGTGATAGAACCAGCACCATTACTAACGCCAATAGCTGTTCCTGCCGTTAGATTAGCTTTCTCCCACAAACCAGTAGTGTTGTTGCGGATAAGGGTTTGACCATTGCTAGGAGACTGAGCCGAAACATCGTGCAACTCATCTAACTCATAGCCGTTTTGAATCCTGACCTCAATTGAGCCTTGATTCACATGGCTACGAGTTACAACACCAATATAAACCAAGTGGTTGGGTGCGTATTGCTTGGTAGATGTATATGCGCCAGCAGTTGTTGAACTCAAGTACAACTGTGTGCCATTTGTAAATGCAGATGTATCTAATCCAGATAAATCACCAGCCAAAATAGCAGTGCCATTGGTGTTATTTGAGATGTCAGCAAATACAACACCAAATGTTTGGGCAGAAGTTGAATCTGATGTTGCCAATGCCTTAGATACAGTGGCTTTATTGCCTGATGCACCACTGATGTAGACAACAGTTCCCTTTGTAAGGGTTGCACCTGTTTCATTGCGTACCTGAGCAATCAATCTTGGAGATGAGTAAACAGCTAGATCAGCAGTTGAGCCTGTTGTTGTGACTGTTACACTTGCATCAGCAGATGTGACAAACTGCAATGTCTCTGATTGGTCAATCTTCTGCCAAACAGTTCCATTGAATAGCAACCAATCGCCAACTTGCCAATCAGTGATGCCGTTTAGATTGGTAGAGCCAGCAGTTGCGACAATGTAGTAGTAGCCATTTGTTCCTGTACTGCTTGCCAATGTGGGAGTATTGGTAGAAGCATTCCATGTGCCTTGATAACTCAAACCGCCAGCAACAGAAGCCCAAGACAGGGCTGAACCATTAGTGGTTAAGAACTTTCCTGAGTTTCCTGTTTGGCTAGGAATCAGGTTATTGATTTGGGTTTGTAGGGAAGCTAGAGTATCAAGAACAGACTGAGAAGTACCGCCACCATTAGTAATGACTTTGATGCGTTCTGCAAGGTCAGGAGCAACAACCTCACCAACATTGAGTTCAACACCGCTAGAGAGTACGATGATAAGGCTACCATCAAAATCAATGCGAGCAGAGGTAACAGAAATACCATCAACACCATCCACTCCATCACGCCCATCTCTACCAGCGTCACCCTTATCACCCTTTGCGCCATCTCGACCTGCTTTTCCATCTTTGC